TAATCCAAGTATTATTAGTCCTGCCTATAACTTTAGCATATTAGTAACTAATGATATTAGTAATACCATAACATGGATCACTCCAAATAATCTTGGTAATATATTTAATGGCACTACAAGTGTATTTCGTGTACAGGCTGAAAACAGTAGTGTACCATTACTATATGAATTGACTACTGATGCAAACACACTCCCTAAAAATTTATCTTTATTATCTAATGGGGATATAGTTGGAAACGTAGCATATGAAACTACAGATGATTATAAATCAAAAGATATATCTATTCCATATACATTTACTGTAAATGCATATAGCGAAGATTTTAAATTAAACATACAAAAAGAAAAAACCTTTACAATAAATGTGGTTCAAAAATTTATTGAGCCGACCGAATCATTATATATGAAATGCACGCCAAGTATTGCTGATAGAGAACTTATTTACAGTTTATTAGATAATACAACTCTAATACCAAACAATTATTTATATCGTATTAATGATAGTAATTTTGGAAAAGCAAAAAATGTTACATATGTACATGCCTATGGTATTAAAGCTAGTAGTTTGCCAGAATATATAGCCAGCGTGAATATACAGCATTATTTTAGAAATATTACCTTAGGTCCACTTAAAACTGCTATCGCAAGAAATGAAAAGAATGAAATTATTTACGAAGTTGTTTATAGCGAAATTGTAGACAACTTAGTGAACCCCCAAGGAATTAGCGTAAGTAAAGAAATTAATTGGCCCTTTTGGATAGATTTAAATTTAGGACCATGGTACACTAGTATTACAGATATCTATACTAGTTACATTTATCCATTTCAACTCAATATACTTGCACAAGATAAAATATTTTGGTTATCAACACAAGATGATATAAAATTTAAAACTAATCAAGGACAGCCAACTTTCTATACAAGCTTATCCCCAGGCTATGCTAGATTATTATATCCAAATAGTTTAGAAAATATGCGTAAGCAAGTTGAAGATGTACTAGGCGTTGACAGTAGTGCTGCTCTTCTACCACTATGGATGTCAAGTCAACAATTAAATGGCAGCACATTAGGGTTTACAAAAGCATGGGTCATAGCATATTGCGAAGCAAAAATAATAGTTAATAACGATTCGTTAACTTATAAACAATTTGAAGAACAAAAAACTGAAAACGGTTGGATAAGAAATAATTTTAAAAGTTATGCTGAACAAATAGCATATAATATTAATAATAACTGGCGAGATGAGATAGGTAATAAAATATCGCTTAATCTCATTGATTTCCAATTAGATAGATTCACAGTGAATAAATCACTTACATATGACTATGATACAACATTTAACCCTGGAGCATTTATAAACCTCCCAAGTGCTGTTCCACAACCCAATCCTATTGATAGTCAAGATTTTCAAGTGTTGTTTCCTAGAAAGACAATATTGCCTAATAAAACAGCATATCCAAAAGCATAAAAAAGCCCAGGATTATAAAATACTAAATACACACTATGAGTACAATTAACACAAATGGTCTAGATGTAAATTATCCAATACCTGGCATTAATAATAATAGCCAAGGATTTCGTAATAATTTCACTAATATCAAACAAAATCTAGACATAGCATCTGCGGAGATTACAGATTTAGAAACAAGTGTTGTAGTTAAAAATGCTATAGGCAGTGCTGCTATTGATAACAACATGGCTAACGTATTGATTGCTAATGCTAGCGTACTAGGCTTTCGCAGCACTATGTATAATCTTGGCGGATCTATTACAGGCGGCATACTTGTTGATTTGGGTATTGCTGATGTACATTACGGCACATTAGGTGGAAACGTATTACTATCATTTGGTAATTGGGCACCAACTGGTACACTAAGCAAAGTTACATTAATGATTAGTACTAGTAACACCGCAGCAAACTATAATCTACAGTTTCCCAGCGAAGTTATTTTTTCAAACGATGACTATGGTACTACATTATTAAACAACTATGCTAATGTTGGTAATTTAGCAACATTAACATTTCCACATAATTGTACTGAATTAGTATTAGATTGTTATTCAACTGATTGCGGCAACTCGATTTACATCACTCCAGTAAACAGACCATATCAAAGCACACAAATTGTACAACGTACACCACCAAGCACTGGTCAGTATGGTGATATGGAAGGTACAGTCTGTGTAAGTCCAGAAGTCACACAACTTTATGCAACATCAAGCACAGCCTCAGACTTCTTTGTAACTGCAAATACTATTACATTATACAGTGGTATGCCTGTAGTGTTTACTGGCACAAGCTTTGAAGCCAATGTAACGGTTGGTACAACTTACTATGTAGGTAATATTGCTAACACTACGCACTTTACAGTATCAGCAAATGCTAATATTTCTGGTAATGTAGATTTAGCAGGCAGCAGTGGTAACATGAAAGTAAACCCAGTAACTTATCTATATGTTGCTAAAGATGATTTTTCAGCAAATGTATTTGACCGTAGTATTACAAGTATAACTGCTCCAAACATTATAACCGTAAGTGGATCTACAGCAAATTTAGTTGCAAATATGCCAATCGTTTTTACCGGAGAGAGTACAGGAAATACTGGCAATGTAACTATTAATGAAGCATACTATGTTAGATCAGTTACTGGTTCTAATATAACAATAAGCCAAAATAGATTTAATGGTATAGCGGGCGCAGAGGTAAATACATTAACAACTGTAAGTTCGGGCAACGTTGATATAGATTATACAATCTATGAAGGCAAAGATATTTTTACGAGAGTACCGCTACAGCCGTTCTAATTTATGGAACATCCGTTTATTCAAGATTTGAATGATAAATCATTAGAAGATTTGCAAACAAAATTAAGTGAATTGACAAATAAACTAAATTTTGCATATCGTATGGGTAATAGGCCAATGATTAATCAAATTAATATGGCTATAGATAGTTATCGTACTGCATATAATAAAAAAATGAATGACTTAATTGATAAGCAAAAGGTCAACATGCAAATTAAAGTTGACAAAAAATGAATGCTAGAATTGAAAAAGATTTTACTTTTTTAAGTGCAGTTTATTTTGAAAAGGCACATATGATGAATCTATATCATATGACGCTTTATATAGATATACTAACCGAAAAAGAGGAAGAGCAACTTACAGCAGTTGAAAGAATATTTTATTTTATACAGAATTATGTTGAGCATAGTATTTTTATTAATAAAAATGACAAAAAGCAAATAGCATTATACGAAAAAACAGGTATGAATATCCTAACACTGCCCACAGATCCCTATGATCAAATTATTAGTTTAATATTATTACGCAAATTTAATGCTATAACAGAAGGACGAGTCAACATTGATGAAATCAAACTTAGTAGTAAACTTAGTGCAGATATACGTTTTCATAATGTAGTTGAAGAAGCAGAAGAGTTTAATGAAGATGACTGGTATAATGATCCCAACTTAAATTATCAGTCCAAATTACGTAAAACCAAAAATAAAAAGATTGTACAGTTTAATGATATTGAAGATTGGAATAAGACAGGCCTTATTTGGAAAAATTGACAATAGTAATATATCTGTTATAATTAATAGATGCTAATAGATAAGTATGGACAATTCATTTATAGTGAAGGCGAACTCTGCGACCTTTATCTGGAAAATCCTGAACTTAAGTTACGTAATGTTTTGACAGCCACTGAAATTACAAATACTTTAAATTTAGATAATTTTCCAAATCTACAAAAATACAATGACCCGGATATTTCTATAGATAAATTTGATGAGCAAAAACAATCAAATTGGCTTATGCCGGACGAATATAAAAATATGGATATCGCTAAATGGGTATTAGAACAGTGTAAATCCGATAGCGAATTACACCGTGCAGGACATGAGTTACTATTATTTCAAGAGCGTAATATGTTTTCGTTATTGCAATATCTTAAATATTTGGTCGATACTATGCGAGAAAATAATATAGTTTGGGGTGTGGGTAGAGGTAGTAGTGTAGCAAGTTTTGTATTATTTTTGATAGGTATTCACAAAATAAATAGTCTATATTATGATCTCCCTATTGAGGAGTTTCTAAAATAGGAGTTTTTTATGACAGGTAAATATCGAACAGCACAAGGTAGAACATTAGACATGACAGCATTAGCAGCTAAAAATGAAAAGGCTCGCGCTGTTGGCAACATGAAAGTTAATGCACGTGGAGACACTATTGATAGTGAAGGTAAGGTAATCGTACCCGTCACTGAAAAAGTTGCTTCAGGGTATGCTGCTACTGTTGGTACACGCTCTGCACAAGCAAAACGCGCTGTTCAGAAGCCAACACAGGCACCAGAATCTGAATATACTCTTACTGAAGAGGAAAAAGATTTAATTAGTGATCTACAACATGATATTGAAGTAGAAAAAATTAAAGCCAAGGGGATAAAAAAGTAATATGGCATATGGATTAACAAAAACTGGTAAAATACGTCCACTTAAGGATACCATTATCGTATCTGATATGAAGTTTGATGAACGTTTAAGTGATGGTGGTATCGTGATTATTAATGACGATATGAAAAGTAATGGTATACGCCCACGCTGGGGTAAGATATACGCACTAGGCCCTGAAGTAAAAGGATTAGAAGTTGGACAATATATTATGGTCAGTCATGGTCGTTGGACACGTGGCATTAATATTGAAGATGAAAATGGCGAAGTTGTAATACGCAAAGTTGATCCAAAAGACATATTGCTTGTTAGCGACGAACCCGTTAACGACCTTACATTTAGTGATAAGGGCATTTAATTACTTGACTAAACACTATAGTTTAGATAATCTAGTTGTATGAAAAATAAACTCTGGGTCGAAGCATACAGACCTAAAACTGTTAGCGAATATGTATTTGCTGATGACACTCAGCGCCAAACTGTTGAACGCTGGATCGCTGAAGAAAGCATCCCACATCTATTATTAAGCGGCGATCCTGGTGTTGGAAAAACCACACTAGCAAAAGTTCTTATATCAGCACTTGAAATAGACCCATACGATGTGCTAGAAATTAACGCAAGTCGTGAAAATGGTATTGAGAACCTACGTACAAAGATCAACAGTTTCGTACAGACTATGCCGTTTGGCAAGTTAAAGGTAGTTCTTTTAGATGAGGCAGATTATCTTACTCCTAATGCACAAGCTGCTTTAAGAAATGATATGGAAGCATATCACATGACAGTACGCTATATACTCACATGCAATTATCAGTATCGTATTATTCCTGCGCTAAAAAGTCGCTGTCAGGAATTCCACATTAATAATCCAGATATTGTTGAGTTCACATCAAGAGCGGCTACAGTATTAGTAAGTGAAAATGTCGATTTTGATTTAGACACTTTGGACACATATGTGCGCGGAAGTTATCCCGATTTACGCAAGTGTCTAAACACATTACAGCAAAGTGTCATTAATGGTAAACTTAATTCATTAATTAATTCTAGTACTGATGATGATGCGTTTCTAGTAAATGCAGTTCAATTATTTAAAACTAAGCAAGCCTATGAAGCAAGAAAGAAATTGCTTGAACATCTAAATATGCATCCAACTAGAGTTGAAGAGATTTATCGTTGGATGTATAATAACCTAGATTTATGGGCTGATACAAATCAAAAGAAAGATAAGGCAATACAAATTATTAAAAATAACATGGCTGTGTTGCCATCAGTTGCAATTTCTGAAATAGCAGTTTCGGCTACCCTAGCAGAATTATCAGAACTATAAAACAGGTATTAATATGAGATATTTGTGTTTAACCTTTTTTCGTAAGCCAGGCGGTCAAATTGATGAACAACTGGTTGTACGTAAAGCCTTAAAAAAGAGTGATGGTTCTACCTGCCACGTAATTATGGACTTTGCTACACGCAAAGTTGAAAAGTGTGTAATAGAAGGACAAAAACTTGACAAGACCTTTGATGAATTGGCCGAGTATTATAGAAAGGTATATCCTAGCCTCGTCACACAACTAGAGCGTGACGCTCCAATATCATTTAAGGCGCAACAAGATAAAAAGAAAAAATTCTAATTATAAAGTGCTAACACACTTTCAATAATTGGATGTCTTCTGATATCTTTTGTTTCAAACTTACAAACATCAATTCTATTTGTAGGTTTAAAATTTAGTCTTTGTATAAGGTCATATATACCATTATCTATTGTTCGTCTGTCTGTTTGATCAATATCTCCTGTAATGACTATTTTACTACCTTCTGCAATACGTGTCATTAACATTTTTAATTGACTTGGTGTAGCATTTTGTGCTTCATCTAATATGATAAAAGCATTTTTAAAATTACGACCACGACAGAATGCTAATGGAACAATTTCAATTATCTGTTCTTCTAGCATGTATTTTATTTCCTTAATAGAATAAAACTCCTGAACAACATCAATTAATGGTCTTACCCAGGGCTCCATTTTACTGTTTAAATCACCGGGTAAAAATCCATGTTTTTCATCATCGACCGCTACCGCAGGTCTAGTCAATATGATCTTATCGCAGTCGCCTTGTCTTAGGGACTTGATCGCGGCTAGCATCGCTAAGTACGTCTTACCGGTGCCAGCTGGACCGGATACAACTACGATGTCTAAGTCTCTGTCGATTAGTGATAGGATGTATTTTTCTTGATTGACTGACTGCGGTAGCAGTACAATAGGTTTTTTATTGTTTCGTTTATAATTTTCTGTAACAAGATTTACTGTATTTTCTTGAATTTTGATTGTTTTTACATAATTTTTATTGATGTATTTCTGTTGTTCTTTACGTAACTCACCAGTTTTTCTCTTGCCCAATTTGTACCTCCTTTTTATAACAGTACAATAATATTTAAAGCCTTTATAAACCTTAAGTGTTAACGCTATTTGTGTTGTAAAAAGGTGATAAATATACAACACCAGTCTATAAAACAATGAACCGCTAAGTTGTCTTTTTGATAAATACAATATGTCTGAAAATTTACCAGCAAACGAATTCTTTAATGATGTAGACTTTGTTAGCATAGTTACTAACCTTAAAGGAATATTAACTAGCGACGGATCTATGTCTGTTTTGCTAGACTTTGAACGTGTACTAGATAGCATAGATTTGTACGCATATAAAAATTGGATATTAGGCGAGATTGTAGACGGTCCAGAAATTGATCGTTATAGTATTACTTGCACATTTATGTGGCCCTATAATTTAATGCCAGATCCTCGCGGGGCAAAACGTATTTTATCAATTGGGGGTAAATGTTATTTTACCTGCAAGAAAACAGATATTCCAATACAAGTAAAAAATTACGATGATTTCGTTCCTGGTACTAACTATCCAAAAATGATTAAAACTAAAGTTTGGCTAGTTAAAGTTAGATTACCGATGTCACTACTTGACAACATTAAACAAGGTAGTATGGAACTTGCTGATCAAAAGATTGACTTACAAGAATTACAAGATAGTTATAAACAAGATATGGACAAAACTACAAAAGCAGACGAAGCCACTGATGTTAACGCTGCTATTGATGTATCAGCGTTACAGGGCGCAGTACCGTTATGAGACATTTAAATGAAGCACTAGACTACCATGACATGAAAAATGAGGTAGAACCAGTTGTAACTGTGGACGAATACTCTGCTAAAATGGGCAAAGATAAAGATTTAGTAACACTTACATTTATTGTAGGATCTGAAAAATGCGGAGAAGATTTAGTAAGTTGGTTCGAAACAGGCTATGATTTTGTAAAGGACGCAGCAGTTAGTGACGGTGAACTCGATAATGGAAAGTGGTTAGTATTCGTAGAATTACAACGCCGACTTAGTGTGCCAGAAAGAATTGTAGAGTTATTAAGTGACCTAAAAACTTTAACTGCATTAGATTTAGAAGATTACAAAATAAAAGTAAATGATAATACATATCAAGCAGATAAAGAAATATTAAAACAAGTTATTGAATTAAGCCCTAGAGAGTATGCTAGAGCAAAGCGCAAAGAAGATAAAGAAGATGAACTTAACCAAATGCGTGATATTGCTAATTTAGAACGCCCTGATGTTGAAGCGGAACCTTCAGTACCAGACGCAGAACTAGATAACATGAAATCAGCAGCAGGATTATAATATGGATAAAATTTTACAAAATCTCAAAGGAATGTTAGCAGACAGCAGTGATGCTTCAATGCTGTCCTCTAAAAGAGTAATTAGTTTTTTAGCCTTTTTGGCAATATTGGTTAGTTATTTTATAGATCAATTCTCAGTCTATAAAGTTACTCCAGAATTGTTTAATGCAATGATGTGGATAGTAATTGGCGGTTTGGGTATTACCGGCGCCGAAAAATTTGCTAAGAAGAGTTAAAACTGTTAAAATTTGAGCATGGATCATTATGCTGTTTTGGGCGTAAGCAAAACTGCTACGCCTGATGAAATCAAAAAAGCCTATCGTAAACTCGCTAGTCAGCATCATCCTGACAAGGGCGGCAATACTACAAAGTTCCAAGAAATTCAAACAGCCTACGATACATTAAGCGATAGTGAAAAACGTCAACAATATGATAATCCTCAGCCACAAGGATTTCATATGGGCCCTGGAGGATTTCAATTTAACATGGGTCCAGGTATGGATATGAATGACATATTCGGACAAATCTTTAATAATAATGCATTTGGTCAACGAAGAAACCAAAGACAGTTAATGCGAACACAGATTAAAATTTCATTGCTAGATGCATATAACGGCAGTAGCCAAACGTTAAAATTAAATACTGCTCAGGGACAAAAAATTGTAAATGTAGAAATTCCTAAAGGCATACAAAGTGGACAACAAGTTAGACTAGATAATATATTTACTAATGCAACATTACTTGTTGAATTCGTTGTTATGCCCCATCTGTCGTATGACCGTGAAGGAGATAATTTGTATAGCAATCATAGTATTAGTGTATTAGATTTGATTGTGGGAACCAAATTTGATTTTATGACTATATCAGGTAGAGTATTAAATGTAAATGTACCTGCAAAAACTCAACCGTTTATGCAACTTAAGTTAACTAATCAAGGTATGCCAATACCAAATACTATGCAATATGGTGACCAACTAATATTGCTAAAGCCATATATACCTGATAACATTAGTCAAGATATTGTTGATAGTATATTACGTAATAAAGGAAATTAAATACATATATGCAAAATTCACCCGAAATTGAAAATATTATTGAACAAGCAGTTACCATTGCAAAAAGTTTTAATCACGAATATGTTACAGTGGAACATCTTCTATTAGCACTTGTTACACACAAGCCATTTAAGAAATGCTTGAGTGGATTTGGTTGTGAAACGGATATGTTTATTGGTGAACTGCAAAATTATATTTCAGGATTTCACGCAATTAAAAGTAGAGATCCAGATTGTAAGCCACGTAAAACCAATAGTCTAGAACGTGTGATGAATCGTAGTGTTACACAAGTATTGTTCACTGGTCGTCGCATGGTTACTACACTTGACTTATATTTAAGTATTGCTGCTGAAAACAATAGTCATGCGCATTACTTTTTATTAAAGTATGGTATCAATAGACAGGAATTTTTACTACACTGGCAAAAAACATATAAGGGCGGAGAATATTCAACACAATTAACAGAAAGTCAAGCAGACGAAGTACTAAGTGAATATACTACAAATCTTACTAATCTTGCAAAAGAAGATAAAATTGAACCTGTTATTGGGCGTCACAAAGAAATAGAAAATATTATCCATGTATTAGCAAAACGTTTTAAAAGTAATGTGTTGATGGTCGGCGATCCTGGAGTTGGCAAAACTGCTATTGCTGAGGGTATTGCACGGGCTATTGTATTAGATGAAGTACCTGAATTCTTACAGGGTTATGATTTGTATAGTCTTGAAGTAGCAGGACTACTTGCAGGATCAAGATATCGCGGCGACTTTGAAGAAAAGGTAAAGAATGTAATCGATGCGTTATCAACCAAAAAGAAAGCTATCTTGTTCATTGATGAAGCACATACCATGAAAAGTGCTGGTGGCAGTTCAAACGGAAGTGTTGACTTTAGCAACATGATTAAGCCTGCCATAACAAAGGGCAAACTTAAGGTCATTGCTTCAACAACTTGGGAAGATTTCTATGAAAGTTTTGAAAAAGATCGTGCTTTAATGCGTAGATTCTTTAAAATTACTGTAGACGAGCCAAGTAAAGAAAGTACTATTCGTATACTTAATGGCTTAAGTCAGCGTTTGGGTGACTTCCATGAAGTGTCTATAAGCCAAGAAGCGATTGATACAGCAGTCGATGGGGCTACAAGATATATTCCTGATCGTAAAAACCCTGATAAGAGTATTGATTTACTTGATGCAGCCTGTGCAAAACAAAAGGTAAAAGGTAACAAGAATATTGAAATTACTAAAAGTATGATTTTCGATGAGATTGAAAAATATACAGGAGTTCCTGCTGACAAACTTAATAACGATAACTTTGAACGCATTAATAGTTTAGATACAAATATTAAAGACAAATTATATGGACAGGATGAAGCAGTAAACAATGTATTGGAACGTATATACGTTTCATTTGCAGGTATTAATAATGAAACTAAGCCAATAGCAAGTTTCTTGTTTATGGGTCCAACTGGCACAGGTAAAACTGAATTAGCAAAATTATTAAGCAAGAACCTTGACATGCCATTATTGAAATATGACATGAGCGAATATAGCGAAAAGTATACTGTGAGTGCTTTGATTGGCCCTCCCCCTGGTTATGTTGGCTTTAGTGATAGTCAAGTACAGGGTGGGCGACTCATTAGTGATCTAAGTAAAAACCCACATGCTATTATGCTTTTTGATGAAGTCGAGAAGGCACATCCAGATATTTTTAATATCTTCTTGCAAATTCTTGACGAAGGTCGTATTACTGGTAGTAATGGCAAGGAAGTAAGTTGTAAAAACTGTGTAATTATTTTAACAACTAATCTTGGCAGTGCTGATAGTGAGCGTAACAATATTGGATTCGGTGATCTGCAAAAGACTGGAGAGGATGATAAAGCATTTAAGGACTTCTTTAAACCAGAGTTTAGAAATCGTCTTGATAAAGTATGTAAGTTTAAAAAGTTGGATCTACTTAGCATTAAGAAGATTGTTGTTAAATTTACTGAAGATGTTAAGAAAGCATTAGTTGAGAAACACAATATTACACTTAACTTAAGTGAACCAGTTGTGGAATATCTTGCCGAAAAGGGATACGATACTAAGATGGGCGCACGTCCTCTAGCACGTAAAATTGATGAATTAATTCGAGTACCATTAAGTAAGAAAATTCTTTTTGAACGCATTAATAATGCAAATATTATGGCTATATTAGATAATGATGATAATATTACATTTAATGTGACACAAAAAACTAGTGCTAGTATTGGTGAAGATGGAATTATCAAAATTGAAAATTGAAAAAAGAAACAAACTATACTTTAATAAATTTTCGTACAAGGCAGTTTGCAAAATCAAAGGGGCGTCCTACACCTATTATACGCCCGATATATCTACATTTATTGGGCGCATGGAAAAGTTGCGTGAAACGAATCGTACTAAGTACGGCATAAGAGTGATAGATGACGATTGGCAAGAATATTGGGACGAAGTTAATATAGACCAAATCGCTGCATTTATAACGTGGCGTACCCTTATTGGAAAAGAACGCTGTGTAATAAGAATTCAGCAAGACTGCGTAAGTTTCTTTAGTAATGAACTGCAATTACTTAAAACCTTAGATAATTTGGACCCGCAACTAAAATTGTATGAAGCAATATGCCATGATCCAAAGACCTTATATTTTAGGCGTCAGCCTAAATATAAATTTAGAACATATTTTAAGGCTAGACGCATGCCAAAAGACTTTAGTGATAATGTTAGGGCACTAGTAGATATGTATAAAACTTTACATTTTAGTAGGGGTTTAGCAAATCATCTTTTTACTACTAATAATTGGCATGCCTATAGATACATGCACGGGTCGTTTTTTGTAGAATATAACGATGAGAAAATGCTATACGTTTTAAGCATGTGGTTTTCAGATATGTTGGGTAAAACCTATACTCTAGCAAAAGAGCAGTAAAAGTAGATAAATACTCTGAGAAATTGGAGTTTTTATGGCTAAAATAGTGGAAGAGGTTCTTTTAATAAAATTCAGCAAGATTGTAAAGGACACAGATAAAGCACAGGAAAATATTACAGGGCAAGACGTAGAGCAAGCACTAGAACAGGTAGCCCAAGAACTTGTAGGCGAGGGTA